CAATAATCAACAGGGCCGCCTTTGTAATTATGATTGAACCAGTCGCCGCTTAATACGAATACTACCCCATCCTTATAGAAATTGTGTAGCGTATAATCACCTACTTTGCTGCGTGTGGTGCTTAGATAATAAGGATTATTTCCTTTCTGTAATGCAAGCTCACTATCGGTTCCTGAGCTCACAGCAAGCCTAAAACGTGCGTCGGCTAATATCTGAGCAGCATTATATAGCCCGGTGAAATGATAGACAATAGACGAGACTGACTCAAAGAGATCTGTTAACAGCATGTATTATTTACTTGTTTTTGAGGGAACACTGACTGTTACAGTTTCGTTACCATTAGTCTCAGTAACTTTTACAGTACCATTCTTATCAACATCAATGCTAGTTTGATGTGCTAGTTGTTCAGCTGCTCTTCTCTGTTGTTCAGCAGCTTCCATTTCACGCTGCTGAGCAGCAGCAGCAGTCTTAACGTCTTCTAAGTGACGTTCACTCTCGATCTCTTTACCACGTAGTTGTAGCACAATGTTAAGTTTCTGATTTAGACGAATCAGATCATTGTCCAACATACGGATACGATCGATGAGTGCTATGAGGACTGTATTAGCTTCACTTAAGACAGGCTTTACTTCTACAGTTGCCCATGTCCAAACGTAGTAAATCATGTAGCCCATTCCACCAGCAGCAACGATTGGGAAGCCATATTTGTTAACGAGATCAGCTATGTTATCCATTTTTTATAAACTTTCTTATTAATTTTTTTTCTCTGGTTATTAAGTATACCCAATCATTCATTAACACTGTATAATAGCAAATACCATTTGATATGCGTTCGATAACTTCGACTTTAATGTCGTTAGCCACCGTGCGTAAAGTCCCAACCTACCAATACTACAAGTCCAACTGCTGCTAAGCATAGAAAATATACAGCATATGTGAATAGTTTTTCCATATCAATCCCTCCGGGCGTCTGACTTCCCATCTGCACGAGCAATACGTTCAATATCTGGTTTAACACCAAGTGCATTACTCATCAAAGTATCAATACGTATAACATCATGATTCATTGTCTTAACACGATTATCAAGTGCTACAATGATGCCCTTCATTCCCCCAACGCTGCCCATGACACCAGCCAGGATGAATTTGATAACAAGGAAGATAAAATATCCCATTACAATAGCAGCAGCAATTGGAAAGCCAAGATCAGTGACTAATTTGAAGAACATATCCATAAATATATTTATACGCACTTAAAATTTAGGAGTATTCAAAATGGCATTGGGTGATATACTATTAAAACAACTATCAAAGAACAAGGACAAGGTTGGTGAGCCGACTACTACTTCCGATAAGATTAAGGGCAAAGCAGCAATGATCATCAGCATCTTTGCTGCTATTTTTAGTGTCAATGCGTTTATTGGCAGTCAGTTAAGCAGCAGTGTATTAAACAATACTATTAAAGCTAACGATACTTACAGTTTTTATCAAGCTAAAAGTATTAAACAGACTATGGCAGAATATGCACAGGAAGATGCTGTACGTGCTGGAGATAAGAAGCGAGCAGAAGAGCTACAAGCTCGTATTGATCGTTACGAAAGCGAACCTGCCACTGGCGAAGGCAAGCGTGAGCTATTAGCTAAAGCAAAAGCAACAGAAGCTGATAGAGATCATGCTAAGAAGCAGAGTCCGTGGATTGGCATTGCCGGAAGTATTATGCAGATCGCCATCGTATTGCTAACAGCCAGCATCCTAAGCAGTGGTATGCTTATGTTTTGGGCGGGACTTGGTGCAATGGGTATTGCTTTGGTTATTATGGCACAGGGGCTATTTTTGTTTTTTTAGTTCTTGACATTCTGTAATATAATGCTATAATCATATTATGAAACTTGACAGAGACATAATGGTAGATTTGGAAACACTGGCTACCAGTCCAAATTCTGCAATACTAACCATTGCTGGTATTCGTTTTAACTTCAATAAGGAATACCGCACGATTGATAGCCCATACGACATGGATTATTTCTATTGCCGTGTGGATACTGAAAGCCAACCTACCAGGGATATCGATGATGACACTGTGGCTTGGTGGGCAAAGCAGGATGAGGATGTTAAAATTGAGGCATTTAGTCCAGAGGACAGGCTTAATCTTGAAGAAGCTATGCTTGCATTCAATCATTGGGCTAGTGGAGCAGATCGTTATTGGGCCAACGGGGCAACATTTGATTTTCCTATTCTAGAGACTGCAAACAAGCAGCTGGGATTTACAAGTCCTTGGCGTTATTGGCAGGCCATGGATGCTCGTACTGTATACAAGATGTGTCCTGTACATTTTAGTCCAAAGCAGTTCAAACATCATGCGCTGTATGATTGTTTGACACAAATTCAAAAACTCACTGACTGTTTTAAGAAAATGCATATTGAACAGATTTCATAACAATTTGATTATTCTATTGAAAGATGTTAGCTTACAACAATCTACAATTCACAATAGTTTTGAACACCTACTATAAAAATAAATAGAGCCTATTTGAGGAGAAAAAAATGGCATATTGGGGATATCATCTTATTTTAGATTGCGCTGAACTTAATCATGATGCAATCACTAGTCAAGATACAATTTACGAATTCGTTAAGACACTGGTCAAGGACATTGACATGGTTGCTTATGGCGAACCGCAGATTGTAAATTTTGGATCCGGCAATAAGGCTGGATATACACTAGTTCAGCTTATTGAAACATCAAATATCTGCGCTCACTTTGTGCCTGACGATGGCATGGGCGGCAATGCCATGTATCTAGATGTGTTTTCCTGTAAGGAATATGATGATCAGGTCGTAATTGATCTCGTTAAGCGATTTTTTGGTGCCAAGTATGTTCGTCCTAACTATCTAACACGACAGGCATAAATACTACGGTTTTTATAATTCACGATAAACAAAATTAGACATACCCGGGGGTAGTAGAAATACTACCCCTGTTTGCTTTTTCCGCCCGTTGCAAGTGCTAATTTTGCTTTTTGTTGAGGATCAACTTTAGCTGTTGTTACAACTGGTTGAATAGTTTTTAATGGTTTGGTTGTTTTTAGCTCAACTTTCTTAGTCACTGGCTCCTGTTGTGTAGGAGTATCTGTTACTTTTTTAGTTGGTGTTAGTTTTTCTGTTGGCTCTACTGGATGTTGTTCTTGATAATTTTCAATATCAGCAATGTGCTTTAATAAACCACCCATGCCTAGCATATTACGAATAGATCCGTCTTTATATTGCGCTGTTAAATCAACTAATTTACTTTGAGCATCTTTGCGGGCAGGAATATATAATTTAGCCACAGATCCAATTGGAAAACCATATATGGATATAGTATATCCTGTTTTCATTGTTATCGTTGGTATAATATGAAGTTGTTTTATGGCTGTTTCAAACTCTTTACCAAAACTTAATTCAGTGAATGCTTTTTGACTATTGGGATCTAGAATAACCATTTCTACACCTTCTTCATTTCTAGTTAGATGATGTAGTAATCCTTGATATATATTTTGAACTAAGTTTGCTTGATCAGCTTTGGCCATGACTGAGATTTTTCTAAATGCATCATTAAAAGCTGCTTTAGTGCCATTTTCAAAATTATACTGTTTCTCATAATCAACTTTTCTAGCACCTTTTGGAATATCATAAAACTTTTTTCTAAGTTTTTCATCTATAGAAATGCTTGCTGCTGTCTTAAAGAATTCATTAACATGTTCAAAATTGACACCCGTAACTTGCCCAAATTGTGCTACGGGGCCTGCTTTAATACTCAACAGACGTTTAGCAGTTTCATTGCCATCAATCATAATTTTTAAATCGACTTTAGTGATACTTTGATTTTCTTTTTCGCCGCCATCACTGATAACATCAACTTTATTTTTTCCTGGGTCAGCTGCCGCAGACTTAATAGCACTGTCTACTCTTTTAGATTTATTAGCATATTCTGCCGCAGTTTTTGCTCTATGCTCTATTAAAGTAATTATTGCAGGTGGAACTTGATATTCGCGAAGTTTATTTGCTCTATCTTCTTCATTCAATCCACCTTCAACCCAAGTATAAAAAGCTTTTTCATCCATATATGGAATACTAATCTTAAATTGAAGTTTGTCTTTTCCAGCAGTAAGTTGAGCAATGCCTCCATGTGTCGCTAACAGTTCTCCCATATTGATAATGTTGTCGACTGTAATTTCTTTACCCCTCTTGGAGAATCTTGCAGCTACAGCACAACCTAACAATGCTTCGGAGAAATTGCCCATATTGGGTTTTAATCCGCCTTTAATTCTTTCATCTTTGAAAATATTTGAAAGTCTTACACTGTCTATAATTGTGCCAGTTACTTCATTTGATTCATCGTCTACAACTGCCACAGAAAAAGTTAAATTTGACAGTGCATCTTTTCTATCATCTAAATTTTTCATTTTAATTATTTTTTCCATACTTGTTTTTAACTGTAATGGACTAATAATTTTACCTAAAAATTCTTTACCAATATCAATAGAAGAACCTTTTCTGCCTCTGACAGTTTGGGTAGGTCTCGACGCAAAAGAATAAATCATACCCTTCATTATTCCTAATAGAAATGGATCTGTATATTTTTTTATTTTAATTTTTTGAAGAGTATTATAATTTATCTTCTCGCCTTCTCTAGACCAATCGTCTGAACTCATACTTTTTCGTTCTATTAGAAATTCATTCGCTCTCATTGTAATGCCTTCAATGCGTTTTCAATTCTGTCAGCTTCTTCGTTATCAACTTTAATTTGTCCAGGCTTCTTATCTGTTGTATCTCTTAGCTTGGGAGCTAACGATTTTAAAAATTCTATACGCTTTGGATTCTTTGTCTGTAACCATGACATAATAGATTCAACACTATCAAGATCTTTTCTTGTTGCGCCCTGTCCTAATAAGGCAGCAGCAATAGCATCAGGATTAGTAGTAAGCACTTGATCTGTGCTACGATTCATTAACCCTTTTTGCCAACTATATTTTAGATCACCTTGACTCTTAGCTATGCTGCTCATTAACAAATTACGATCTGCGCCGCTATACTTGCTGGCATCACCGGCACTATGTAATCCAAATTTCATCTGTTCGATATTATCGCCAAACATGAAATCAGTTTGTACATATCCCTGCTGAACATTGCCGTTGATTGGTGTTAAGAAATGCACACTGATACCACTCTTCTTGACCCATGCTTTTGGATCTTCGCCCTTGCTTGCTACCCACTGAGACAGTCTAGCTGCTAGATCGTCCTTGCTGATTGAATTCTGATCAACAGCAATATCTAGATCACCTGATGTCGCTTTCTTTCCAACGCTGCCTAGCGTGTTGTCAACAAGAGGAAGTTTAGTGATATTCTCTAACCACTGTATCGTTGGGTCAATGTCAGACTGATTGATTCTGGTTGTTATAGCTTGGCCGCTGGCATCTTTGAAGATGTTGCCGCCTTCTGCTATGATCAGTCTGAATTCAAAGTATCTCATGCTTTATTTATTTGATACCCGTCAACTTATCTTGAAGGAGATATAATCAGTGATGGCCTTGGCAATATCAATGTTACAATATTTCTCCATGCCTTCGAATCCAGGAGCACTGTTAGCTTCGCAGACTTTGAAACCTTCCTTGTCAAACAATAAGTCAATGCCAGCAATATCGAGTCCCATTATCTTAGCAGTCTCTCTTGCCAAGAACTCTATCTCTTCGTTGATCTCATACTGCTCTCCCGTACCACCACCGCTGATGTTAGCACGGAAATCATTGTTAGCACTGGTGCGCTGCATGGCTCCGATGACCTTGCCGCCCACTACCCATACCCTGAGATCACTGCCTGCTTTGGCATTGATGAACTCTTGGATGATCATGGTCTTCTTGGCATTCAAGCTCTCGATGAATTCCATAAGCCTGTTGAAAGCATCCAAGGAATGACAGAGATGAACTCCCTTTCCGTAGCTGCCGGTTATGACCTTGACCACGCAGGGAAAACCAATCTCGCTGGCCACTAGGCTTGCATTGATGGGCCAGCGTACCAACATCGTCTTTGGGATGGGAATGCCATGTTTAGCCAGCAACTGGCTAGTCTGTAGCTTATCTTTGACCATGTCTATGCTTATGCTACTGTTGATGACAGGAATGCCTAGGCTTTCTAATTGACGCATGACTGCGAGACTGAAGTAAGTGCTGCCGCTGCCTGTCCTGACCAATACAGCATCAGGTAACGAATTCTTGATACCATCTGACCATATATCGGTCAGATCTTTCTTGTTGACGATTAGATCAAACTTGTCAGGATGAACTAATCTAGCGTCGATGCTGTTTTCATCGAAACTATCGACCAGCTGTCGATTTTCGTATTCTTCGAGATTTCGCTTGCTGAGTATCCAGACTTTCATGTCCATACTTATATCAGCTATTAACTGTTGATTAATATATAGACTGTACATTATAGCTATCGATAACGCAATGGAGCCAACTATGGTCCCCGCAGTATACACTGATCCTCGCATCACATACTTCCGTAATCAGAATCGTCGCAGCGATACTGAATATGCTGAGTTCAAAGTGTTGGACGTCGAAGCAATCAAAGCAGATATCGTAGATTGTCTAGGTGCTATACTAGCTCGATGCTGGTTAGACAAAGCACTGATGGCAGAACTGCGTAGAGATCCACACTATTGTTTATTACAGCAAGGCATGATACTGCCTAAGTGTTTAGATATACAGGTCGAACTGCATCGAGGAACTAATCGTCCTCAGGTCGTTGTATATGAGATTAAGGACGATATCATTGAGAAGGTATGCAGTCTTAGAATGAGTATGTTAGCTTCAGTCGAGTAACTGAAACTTGGGAAAGTATCTAATAAACTTATCCCCTGGGAAGTCTCTGACACGACGGATTCTTCCCACGATCTCATCATAGAAGTTCCAAGCAAGTGGAACAAAGCAGATCTCCCTGTGTTTATGCTGATCCAAATGATCAATACTGACGATCGGGATTCCTCTGCCGGGAGTATATCTGCCTTGCTTTAATGGAGCATCATCAATGATAAAGTCCAAATCAATCTGTGCGTAGTTTAGTAGTGTCATACCCTTAGCTGGAGCACCATATCCAACTACCAAACGATTTTGATTCTTGCTTTGCCAATTGATAGCAGTAACTAAATCATTGACAATGTACTCGCTATTCTTTGCCCACTTTTCATAAGTCTTAATATTATGTAAGCCAGCAGTTCGCTCAAGATCTAAAAAGTTCTTCAGTCGACTAGGCTTATTCTGACCAGCACTCAATACATAAATGCCACTGCCACCGTGTATTGTGCCCTTTACAAAATCAATAATGTTAAGACCAGCTCGCTCTGCTAATGCTGCCATACTTTTATGACTGTAGAAGCTACGATGCTCATGATAGATAGTATCAAACTCACCATTAACAATCATATCACACTGACTATTTTGAATGAACAATAGTGTATAGTCATTCATCTTACACTTGAGTAGCTGTAGAAACTCAAGTGGATTATCATTATGAGCAAAGACATTCTGTGCGTATATAATGTCAAATGTTTTACTGGGTAGTTTTTGAATACTTTTATTATTTAGGAAGTCACAGATGATGTTGTGATTCTTACTGCTAGTAGGATAGATATTCTCAGCAGGATCAATGCCCCACGTCTCATATCCCATGGCTTTAAAGTAGTTGAGCTGACTACCATCATTACAGCCAATTTCTAATACGCTACCATTGGGATAACCATATGGCATGTATTCCACTGCAAAGTCAGCAAACCAATCGAAGTACTCCAACATGGTTCTACTAGTGCCACTTACATACAGGTAATTTTTGAAGATGATATTGGGATCCACTGCATCGGTTAGCTGTAGATGACTACAATCTTCGCAGTATTGAACTGCAAGTGGATAAGTTTCTTCTGCTTCCATTGGACTAGCTTTGAAGCTATTAGCTAATGGCTGCTTACCCAAATCAAATATCAATTTGAGTTTATCATTACCGCAGCATAAGCAATTGTTGAGTTTCTTAGAGTTTGACATCATTCAAATATATAGTCAGTTAACAGCGTAAGCAATAAATATTTTTATGACTTTTTATTTCACTGATTTGGTAAAAGCAAATAACCAGCGAGACATTGATCAAGTTAAATTGTTAACTGCTTTTAATCTAGACAGTAATATACATGCACTGATACATTTTCAAACCAATAGAATAATATCTCTCTGTAAGTATAAACAAACTGTGCATGTACTGTCTAATACAGAAAAGATTCAACCACTGTTACATCTAGATCAATTAGCAAGTAACAACACCATAAATGATTTTGATTTAAAAAAATTAAAAGATATACTGCGTGATAATACATTAGCTCCCTATTATATAAAGTTGAAACTTTATAACACACTGTCACGAAACGCATCAGAACCTAGGCATAAGATCTATGGAGCAGAAAAACATTCGCATAGTGAAACTTTTGCTGAGCAGGAATCATTATCCACATCAATGTTTGTTGGGCTCAGACTTAAATCAGCAGCCTTAGACAATATATATGATTGGATAAACTGGTCTAGAACGAGATTAAACAGTGATTTACTATTACAAGATCATTTAAATGAAAAAAGATACCAGCAGGCAATGAGTTATCTC